TTGTATCAGATTGATATAAAATATGAGTCATTTGATTATAGAAAAGAAAAATGAGGTTTTTTTACAAGTTACAGCAGAACCTCACGTCTATTACGAATTAAGAGATGCATTTCAATTTGAAGTGCCAAATGCAAAGTTTGCACCTGCTTATAAAAATAAGTGGTGGGATGGATTCATATATCTTTTTAATGTTAATACAAGAGAAATATACGTTGGTTTATTAGATAAACTCATAAGATTTTGTGAGCAACACACCTACACATATGAGTTTAGAAATAATAAATTTTATGGACTTCCTTTTGAAGTAAACGATCATATTTCAAAAGAAGGTGTGAGAGATTATATGAACTCTATTTGTTCTTATACTCCCCGTGATTATCAAGTTGAGGGAGTATACGACGCCCTAAAACATAATAGAAAGTTGTTGATATCTCCAACTGCTTCTGGAAAGTCGTTGATGATATATGCGATTGTCCGATATTACGTTGAGAAAGGACAAAATATTCTCGTAGTTGTCCCAACGACATCCCTTGTAGAGCAGATGTATAAAGATTTTTCAAGTTATGGATTTGACGTGGGTTCATACTGCCACAAAATCTATGCGGGAAAGGAAAGAGAAACTGATTCCCAAGTCATTAGTATCTATAATGACAAAACTTTCTGACGCAAAGTATCGTTTTGGATTTACTGGAACTTTAGATGGATCACAAACACATAAGTGGGTTTTAGAGGGTTTATTTGGTCCTTCCTACAAGATTATTCGTACTGATGAATTGATGCAAAAGGGTCATGTTGCAAAACTTGACATTAATATTCTTTTGCTGAAGCATCCACCAAACAAATTTGAAACCTTTGAGGACGAAGTTCAATATATCATCAATCACGAAAAGCGTAATAAATTTATTCGTAACCTTGCACTAGATCTTAAAGGCAATACTTTAATTCTCTTTTCTAGAGTGGAAGGTCATGGACAACCTTTGTACGATCTCATAAATAATAGCAAATCTGATCATCGTCATGTTTTTTTCGTTCATGGTGGAGTGGATACTGAAGATAGAGAAAAAGTTAGAGAAATTACTGAAAAGGAAAATGATGCAATTATTGTGGCATCATATGGGACGTTTAGTACAGGAATTAACATTAAGAATTTACATAACGTTATTTTTGCTTCACCTTCAAAGTCTAGAGTCCGCAATTTACAATCAATCGGAAGAGTACTCCGAAAAGGTAATAACAAAGTAAAAGCAACTTTATATGATATTGCCGATGATATCAGTTATAAATCAAGAAAGAATTATACCCTTAATCATTTAATTGAAAGAATAAAAATTTATAATGAAGAAAATTTTAATTACGATATTGTAAATATACCGCTTAAAAACTAATGGGAGATGAATTCTATAGCAGCATCAAATTAATTAGTGGTGAAGAGATATTTTCACTAGTATCCATAGACGAAAACGATGGTGATCCAATCGTTGTCTTACAAAATCCCGTAGTAATTAAAATTATTACAAACATCTCTGGACAAATGGTAAAGATAAAACCATGGATGGAAATACCATCTGATGATTTCTTTATCATTAAACTTGATAAAATTATTACGATGACTGAAGTTAATGATGAAGTAATAATAAATTGCTACAACAGTTTTATTGAAGATGACGAAGATACGATATCTGATATCATGAGTGGTAAAGTTAAACTATCTGATAAAATGGGATACTTATCATCCGTTGATGAAGCTCGTAAGAAGCTAGAAGATATATTTAAAGATCATAAAGAAAGCTAAATCTCATCTTCAAACCTAACAAAGGCATTCTACTCATATTCGAAGGGTTTGTCAAGAGGGTATAATGTGCTATAATGATAATTAATATTTTCAAAATAAAACAAATGTTATGTCCAAAAAGAAATCAGAGCATTACGTAAACAACAAACAATTATTAGAAGAAATTATTGTTTACAGGGCAAAGTATCTTAAATCAAAAGAAAATGGTTTGCCAAAACCTCAAGTGACCAATTATCTTGGGGATTGTTTTCTTAAAATTGCAACTCACCTTTCATATAAACCAAACTTCGTGAATTATATGTTTCGTGAAGACATGATTTCTGATGGGGTAGAGAATTGTATTCAGTATATTCATAATTTCGATCCAAACAAAAGCAGCAATCCTTTTGCGTACTTCACTCAAATCATTCACTACGCTTTCTTGAGGAGAATTCAAAAGGAAAAGAAACAACTTGAAATTAAATCTAAAATTATTGAAAGAAGTGGATTTGATGAGGTGATGATGATTGACGATAGCTTGCTTTCTGGGCATAGTTCGGAGTATAATTCCATTAAGGATGCCATTCAATATCGTAATAAATGAAGATAGCAATTATCACAGATACTCATTATGGCGCCAGAAAAGGTTCAAAATATCTTCATGATTACTTTGAACTTTTCTATAAAAATGTTTTCTTTCCAGCACTAAAAGAACATAAAGTAGAGGCAGTCATTCACATGGGTGATGCCTTTGATAGTCGCAAATCAATTGATTATCAAAGTCTTGAGTGGGCAAAGCGTGTAGTTTTTGACCCTCTTAAAAAATATGATGTTCATATGATCATCGGCAATCATGATACTTATTATAAAAATACTAATACGGTAAATTCTCCAGAACTTCTTCTCCAAACATATCCAAATATTAAAACTTACAGTAATGCTGCTGAAATTAATATTGGGGGTTTAAACATTTTATTGATACCCTGGATCAATCAAGAAAATGAAGCAAACACTCTTAAGATGATTGGAGAATCCAAGAGTAAATGTGCGATGGGCCATCTTGAGTTTCAAGGATTTAGAGTTAATCGTCAGTTAGTGATGGAACATGGACTGGATTCGACTATTTTTAAAAACTTCACAAAAGTATTTTCTGGTCATTACCACACTCGTTCTGATAATGGACGCATTTTCTATTTGGGTAATCCTTATGAAATGTACTGGACAGATGTAAATGATACTCGTGGTTTTCATATTTTTGATACGGAAACCCTTACTCACACTCCAATTAATAATCCTTATAAATTATTTTATAACATTTATTATGAGGATACTCCTTATCAATTATTTGATGCTACAGAGTATGAAAACAAAATTGTTAAGGTAATTGTGCGTAAAAAATCAAAACCAAAAGATTTTGAAAAATTTATTGATAAACTTTATTCTGCAAAAATTCAAGAATTAAAAATTGTAGAAAACTTTGACATTATTGAAAATGAAAATTTTACAATTGAAGAAGAAGAAAGTACAATTTCAATTCTAAATCGTTATATTGAAGAATCTGAATTTGAATTTGATAAGGTGATTGTCAAAGGAATTTTTGAAGATTTGTACAAGCAAGCTTGCGAAGTAGAGTAAAATGTTTCTTCTCACTCTTAAAGATAAAAAAGATGAAGGCGCCTACGCCGTTCAAGACCAATATGGGCATAAAGTTTTATTTCTTTTTGAGGAGGAAGATGATGCAACTCGTTATGCTTTAATGCTTGAAGATCAAGAAGAAACTGAAATGGATGTTGTCGAAGTAGACGATGAACTTGCTATAAAAACTTGTAGATATCACAACTACAAGTATACTGTAATTACTCCTGATGATATTGTAATTCCCCCAAAAAATGTTAGTATTTAATAAAATTCGTTGGAAAAATTTTCTCTCAACTGGAAACCAGTTTACTGAAATTAATTTTCAAGCAAGTAATACAAATTTAATTATTGGAACAAATGGAGCAGGTAAATCTACAGTTCTAGATGCTCTTACCTTTGTTCTTTTTAATAAACCGTTTCGTAAGATTAATAAACCACAGTTAGTTAATACCACTAACGAAAAAGATTGTATTGTTGAAATTGAGTTTTCTGTAAACAATCGTGATTACTTGGTTCGTCGTGGTATTAAACCTAGTATTTTTGATATTGTAGTAAATGGTGTTGCTCTACATAAAGAAGCAGATGATCGTGCCAATCAAAAAATTCTAGAAGAAAATATCCTTAAAGTAAACTATAAGTCTTTTACTCAAATTGTAATTTTGGGTAGTAGCACTTTTGTTCCCTTTATGCAATTAACATCTGCCAATCGTAGAGAAGTAATTGAAGATCTTTTAGACATTCGTATTTTTTCTGCGATGAATAATTTGATCAAAGAAAAAATCAAAGCAGAAAAGGATGAGATTAAATCTTTAAATTTAAGTAAAGATAATCTCAAAGATAAAATCAAAATGCAGCAAGATTTTATTGAAGAACTTGAGAATCGTGGAAATGCTAATATTAATTCTAATAAAGAAAGAATTTTTAAGTTGGACACTGAAGTTGATCAGTATCTAACAGATAATTCTACAGTTCAAGAGAGTATTTTCAAATACACTAAAGCACAGGAAGAAGTTATTGGTGCTGGGGATAAATTAGTAAAGCTTAATAATCTTAAAGGAAAATTATCTCAAAAAGTATTTTCTATTACAAAAGAACATAAGTTTTTTAGTGAGAATACGGTCTGCCCTACTTGCACCCAAGATATTGAGGAATCATTTCGATTAAATAGAATTGAAGATGCTCAAAATAAAGCAAAGGAACTCCAGAAAGGTTTTCACGAACTTGAGGAGACCATAAAATTAGAACAGGAAAGAGAGCATCAATTTACAGTTCTTTCCAAGGAGATTACGAAACTCAACCATGAGATTTCTCAAAACAATACTCGGATATCACTCAATCAGAGGCAAATCCGAGACCTTGAATCTGAAGTTCAAACTCTTACCGAACAACTTAAAAACAGAAATACTGAACATGAGAAGCTAGAAGAATTTAGAGAGAATCTCCAAAAAACATTTGATGACCTTTCGGATAAAAAAGAAGAAATCGTTCATTATGATTTTGCCTATTCCTTACTCAAGGATGATGGTGTAAAAACGAAGATTATTAAAAAGTATCTCCCGTTCATAAATCAGCAGGTGAATCGTTACTTACAGATGATGGATTTTTATATTAATTTCCATCTTGATAGTGAGTTTAATGAAAGTATCAAGTCACCCATTCACGAGAACTTCTCTTATAGTTCTTTTAGTGAGGGTGAGAAAATGAGAGTTGATTTGTCTCTTCTCTTTACTTGGAGAGAAGTGGCAAGACTTAAGAACTCCGTGAATACCAACTTGTTGATTATGGATGAGGTATTTGATAGTTCTCTTGATGGATTTGGAACCGAAGAGTTTCTTAAGATTATTCGTTATGTCATTAAGGATGCTAATATATTCGTCATTTCTCATAAGACCGGACTTGAGGACAGATTTGAAAGTGTCATACGCTTTGACAAGAAGGCAGGATTCTCGTATAAAGTAGAATCATAAGCAAAAGGAAAATGCAAGTACCTAACAGGCATCACCACTCCAAAAAGGAGCAGAAACGAAAACTTAAACCACAGGCACTCCGACAGGCAAAGGCACGTCGGCAGGCACTCAAGAAGCGTATCCTTCGCGGGGACGCTTCTTTTTTATAAATAATTAAAAAGTTTTGGAAAAATGAGAGAACAAGAAGTTAGAGAGCTTTATGAAGCTTATTTACAGGTTCATCAGGTTCAAGAAGAAGTAGAGCAACTTGGTGAGGAAGCGCCAGAAAGAATTACAAAACCGACTAAAAATAAAAGATTAATGAAAGATGCTGGACCTGCCAGAGTTCATAATCCAAAAAATGTGGATGAAGAAGTAGAAATTGCAGCACAATATTTCTATGAGATGGGTTTGAATGAGGAAGGAGTTGAAATTCTAATTGAAGAACTTGGTGTAGAAGAGTTTGGTGAGTATGTTTATAATATTGCTGAGGAATATTATTTGACCGAAGCGAGAGCTGGTGGAGTAAGAGTTGAACCAGTAACTGCTAAAGGTGGTAAGTTCAAAGGTGGAAAACCAACTGGAAAATCACTAGAAAGACTTCGTGCTAAAAAAGCGGAAAGAAGAGAAGCAGAGTCATCAGCATCAGAGGCAAAACCATCAGGTCTCAAGTCATCTTTACAGAGACAATCTGCGATTGCAAGTGCTAAAAAGCAACAACCCAAGAAAAAAGGTATTTTAGATAGAGTTGCTGGTGCTGTTCTGAGTGGAATGGAAAGACATAATAAAGCAATGGGTGAACTGAAAAAAATGAAATCAGCAACTGCCGAAACTGCTGGTAAAGTCAAAAAAGCTGCGGGTGAATTCAAAAAGGGATTTGTTGGTGAAGAAGTAGAGCAACTTGATGAGGCGATGTCTTCTTATGACAGAAATCGTCGTAGAGCGGCACAGAGAGCAGCAGACAGAAATGCTGCCAGAGATAGAGGACAAACTGGAAATGTTCCTGGTGTAGGTTATGTATCTCCAAGAAGAGAAAGAGAAACTTATAGAGATTCTGCTGGCACAGAAAGACATAAGACTGGTGCCAGAATGCCTAAAAAAGAAGACCAGAAAGAATCATTTGACCTCTTTGACACCATTCTAGAATACCTAGTTGCCGAAGGTTATGCCGATACAAATGAAGCGGCACTTGTGATTATGGCAAATATGAGCGAAGAGTGGAGGCAGAGTATTGTAG